ATTATTAAAGTAATAGTGTAATTCTAATTTATCAGATTTACTTCTATTTTCAAAGCAACTAAGCGGTTGTAAATTTGTCCAATTAAAACATATATATTTATTTATTTCTTGTGTAAAATCAAATCCATTTATAGGAAGAATATGGTCTATTTGCCAAACCATTCCAAAATTATCTTTCTTTTGTTTTTACACTTCTTATTGGAAGATATTCCTTATTTTTGATTTTAATATGTTTTTGAACTTCTGGACGGTTTCTATATTCTTTCCTTTGATTATTGATTGTGATTGATTTATGTAGACGATATTCTTTGTTTTTAACTAATAATTCATCTTTATTTTTTTCATAGAATTCATGTTGACTAATTTTAATTTGTTCAGCATTATCTAATCTAAATTGTTTTCTACAATCTTTACAATCATATCTATAACCATCAGGAGCATTTTTTAATTTACCAAAGTTGCTTAATTCTAATAATATTTTACACTTACAACAGTGTTTTTGTGTCATTGTTTTAATTAATGTTTTCATTTTAATATAATACAAATCAATTTTATTTTACAGCTTTAAGAGTTTCCCGAACAATTTGGTCTTGTCGCTGCAAGTTGAATTAACAACAAGCAACTAGCATCTGGGAATAATTCTGAGACCCTAACATATTTTCCCTAAAGAAGAGCTCAGATTCTTTAGGATGGATACTTTTCTGCCCTACAGTATTCAAGGCAATAAGAGGCAAACTCAAACCAGGATTGGTGTTGAACCAAAACTGAAGAGGAATGTAAAGGGTGGTTTCAGGAAGAGCATTGCGAGGAGCGCAGACCTGACGAGGAGCTTGAGAGTCGCAAGGACCATCAACATCAGAGAAAGATGGGTCAGTAATAAATGTAAGCTGGGTAGTGTTACCAATCATCTTAAAATATCCGCGCTGCTGTTCAGCCGTCATAGTGAGCTGATTCCAAATGTGCATGGAATCACCATATTGACGGTCAATTCGCTGACCTCCGATTTCAACTTCAACCTGAGCAATAAGCTGCTCTCCAGGATAATCCAACCAACGAGCATACACACCAGTGCTGTTGTTGTTTATGGTGTATGATTGCCCATTTCCCATTTGCTGGTTGATCTCAGGAAGAGTCACCTGAAGATAGGTGCGGTAAGCCAAATCACCGTTTCGGCTAATCACACACTGAACACGACGACCAAAGTCAGCCTGTCCATTAAAAGTCTGCTCAATAGATTCAATTGAAAAGTTCGTGTACCTGCGATAAGTCACCTTCCAGAAAGTAATTTGAGGATTTCCCGTAAGGTAAACATCTTGTGCGCCATAAGCTACTAATTGCCGTTTATGTTTTACAGATTGTATATGCTTATTAATACACAATCACCTGACCTTTCGTGTCAGGACCAGACTATACATTAAACATCATCAGGCTAGTTAGACCATCATTTGACATCCACCGATTGTAGTCGTTGAAATTTTTCCATATGCTTACTATAGCGCAATTAGGAACTTGTCTGCGGATTTTCCATTGTTTCATCTTTAGCGTTTTTACCATTGGGTTCGGTCATTACCCGAGTTCCTTTTATATTTTTCAAAATAAAAGTGGTAGCTAAAGCTTTAGGAGGTTCCCGCAATTTATGGTGTCGCGTATAATTTTACAATTTATACACTAGAGGGTTGCACTTTTTTCAAGCCCCCTGTTGTTGACTATTTTAACAGTTGCCCGTTTAAAGTTTAATCAAACCACCAGCCATACCGATTTATATTATTACTAAAGAAAAAAAAATTATATTTTGATTTAATTAAATTAAAATGCTTAATAAAATAATTCTACAGTTTCTATTGTTTTTTCTGTCACATTATGTATCCAGTAATTAATCTGGTCTTTTAACACTGCAATACGTTGTTCCCATTCTTTTTCTTTTGATTTTACAATGTTTAATAAACCTAATTTATTTATTTTCCAACAAGACTTTATTATTGCACCATCATCATTAATATATTCATCAGGATTAAATCGGATAAATACAGTTGGACGATGTCCTAAATCTATTGAGATTTCCATAACTCGTTTATTCTCACAACTACAATCATATGAATTGTGTTTATTTTCATCTATCTCAATAATTATAATATGACTGCCAACATCTAACAATAAATCAGGACGTCGTCTAGAACAACCATCCATAATTTTTTTATCATGAACCCAAGTAAAATCGTTAAAGGTCTCGGTTATTCTATTTACCACATCAGTTTCTTTTGTTTTATAATTTCTAGATACCTGTATTTCAGGAAATAAATAAATACAACATCTAGTACAATACCCGTTGTATTTTATATTTCCACTAGTGTCACACCACTCAGATTTGCATAAACGATAACCATCGCATATTTTGCAATACGACCTTAATTTATTGTGTTCACATATGCCGTTTCCTTTACAGTCAATACAAATATCTCTTCTTTTGCGATGTTCGCAAATTTCATCACCATCACACTCAACGCAATGCCTTTTATATTTTCCGTGGATACAGATGCCGACCCCTCCACATTCTTTACAATACATCTTTTCTTTTCCGTGTTCGCATATTGATGAACCTCCGCAAAGTTTGCATCGATATTTCTTATTTCCGTGTTCACATAAGCTAGAACCTTGACATTGTTTACAGTGTTCTCTCCTTTGTTTATGTTGACAGATGCCTCCACCACCGCATTCAACGCATCGGTATTCTCTTTTTCCGTGACAACATTTTTTAGGTTCATATTTTTTTAAAGGTTGTTCCATTGTATTAAAGATAAATATATGGTTAAAAATCAGTTCAATTTTATTTTAAGGGCAAATAAAATTTATACATAATCACTTAAAGAAACCGCATATAATATAGTATAATAGAAACAACCCACGAAAATATTGAATTAATGAAATTATTGCTCGAAGAGAAAAAATTAAATATTGAAAAGGATAAAATCAATCTTATTAATAGTTTAATACCAATGTGCAAAAATATTGAAGAACTTGATAAATTGCTAGACAAAGCATTTAATAATAAAATAATAAACGAAGAATTCCCGCAATTAAAACAAGAGGTCAAAGAATCATCAGCATCCATATCACACATTCAAGGACCGGTTATTCAAATATATCACAAAGATGATTTGACAAAAGTAGTGAAAGTATTTAATAGTATTAGTGATGCGATTCGTACATTTAACACATATCAACCAGGCGACGAAAAACCATCATTTACATCAATAAAACTTGCGTTTCAACATAAAACATTATATTTAGAACATCGTTGGAATTTGATTAATAGAGATGAACCAAATCAGAATCAGACAAGAGAGATTGGCGAAACAGTGACAACAAAACAACGAAAATGTGGACAAGTTGCAATGTTAAATTTAGATAAAACAAAAATAGTTAAGGTGTACCCTTTGTCAAAGGATGCCGCCGCAGATATATTGCAACACCCATCTGCAATTTGTTCTGCTATAAAATACGGGTCTGTATTAGACAATCATTATTGGATTCATCTCAAAGATTTGCCTGTTTCTCTCAAAGAAGAATATGAAAAGAACAAACCAATTCCAGAAAAAACACCAAACATCAAGGGTATAAAAATTAATGTGTTTAATGTGAAAACAAATACATTAATCAAGACATTTAATTCTTATGTCGAAATAAATAATGAATTGAATATATCAACCAAAACAATAAAAAAATATATGACGAGTGGAGAAACATATAACGCAACCTATAAATTCACAATTGTTTAGAGAGAGAGAGAGAGAGAGAACCACGAAATTTGCGTTATAATATTTTAACAAATTTTAATATTTATTCTAGTCGTGTTTATTCAATTACTTAATAAACAATCACAACTGTCAGAAAACAATTGCGGTTGCCTAAATTGAATAATAAATAATAATATAAAGACATTACGAATAAAAATGTATAATGGACATTCTCAAGGCGTTCTCTCTTATTGACGAAACCCACAATATTAACATTCAAGGAACGGTTGAAAATCCTCTTTTTCAAGCAAATCAAATTGGAAAATTATTAGGTATGAGTAATATTCGTGAAAATCTACGAGATTACGATGATGATGAAAGGTTAGTCATTCTAACTGACACCCTTGGAGGACAACAACAATTATTATTTTTAACCGAATTAGGGTTATATAAAATATTAGGACGTTCCAGGAAACCAATAGCAGCAATATTTCAAAAATGGATGATAAATACAATAAAAGAAATTAGGGTAAATGGAATGTATAAATTAAAACAAGAAAATGAAGTAGATAAAAAATTAATGACAATTAAAGGCGAATTACAACAACATCGTATTTATTTGGATGCATACAATAATAAAAAAATTGTATATGTATGTAAATTAAGAAATGTAGATGATAAAATATTAATTAAAATAGGAAAATCAGAAGAACTTGTAAAAAGAATGAGACAAATATTATCTACATATAATGATGTAACACCAGTATTACTAAATGTATTTGAGAGTTCAGATTTTTCAAATTTTGAAACACATATTCATGGAGATAATTTTATAAAAAAATACAGATTTAATGAAACAAGTAAAAATGGAAAGGGTTCGAGAGAAATTTATTTAGTAAATGAAGAAGAGTATAATGAAATGATTAAAATAATAAAAATTATTAAACCACAGTATGATAATAATGACCTTAAATTGCTTGAAAAACAAATAGAAGCAGGTCAAGTAGAATCTGAACGACTTAAAATTCAAATAGAAGCAGATAATTCCGGAAATGAAAGAATTAAAAATTTAAAAGAATTGGCAGAGGTTGAATTAAAAAAGAGAGAAATTGAATTAGAAATTATAAAAATAGAGGAAAGTATTAAAAATCAAGAAGAAGAAGAAAAAGAAGAAGAACACGAAGAAGCAACGGAAGAAGAAGAAAAAGAGAATTCCAAAGAAGAACCACAATTATTTACAATTAGAAAACGAAATCATAGTAGTAGAATTCCCAAAATATATCAATATAATCCACACAATTTGACAACACCAATTAAAATGTATAATGGTCCAGCAGAGGTAGAGAGACAAAACACGACATTCTCTCCAACTCCATTAAAATTGGCATCAAAAAATAATACCATTTACAAAGGGTTCAGGTGGTTATATGTAAATCGCAATGAAGAGCCTCCTCAAGAATTGGAACCAACGAAAGAGACCAAAAATGTTTCTCCAGAAGTGCAGTTTATAGCAATGATTGATATTAAAAAAACAAAAATTCTAGCAGTATATTCTAACCAAAAACAAGCAGTTGAAGCGAGAAACCTGAAATGTAATAGTTTCACACGAGCAATTCAACAACAATCACTCTCTTCAGGAATGTATTGGAATTTTTTTGATAAATGTTCAGAAGAAATGCAAACCGAATATTTATCTCATTCAAAACTCCCAGAGAAATATGTGCCTGCTTGTTCTAAAAAAGTGCAACAAATAGATCCAAAAACAAATGAAATAATTAAAACATACAATTCAAACCGTGAGGTATGTAATCTCGCACAGATTTCAACGACAATCATACGACGAATTACTGAAACTGGAGAGATTTATAATGGATACAAATGGAAACTTGTTTGTTTATAAATTAAAAAAAATTGATTTGAAAATTTACCATATTATAACATCAACTAACCACAACAACACAACCAATTCAATTAAAATGCAATCACAA